ATCATGCACTGATAAAAACAAAATTCGACGGCGTGCCAGGCCCACGCACGCTCTAAAAAGCAGCGGTAACTTATTCCATGAGTACCATGTTGGCCAAATACCTCCTCAAAGGCGAGGTCTTCCAGGGTCACGTGTTGGCTGTTGTTTATCCCCACATCATCGGTTATGGTGACGCCCCAATCGTAAACCGTATAAGACCCGCTGGGGGTGGACGACCAGGTGCCGCAAATGGTGGCGGTGTCTGCGGTATCGCTGTCAATGATGCGATACTCGCTGTTCGCGTAAATCAGTTTATTATCATAGGCCCCGAAATTGCCCGTGTCCGTGATGGACCCCGGCGTGGCGCCGGACCCGGCCACAGCCGAATCAATGGTGCCCGTGGCAAGCTGGGACAGGCTGCCGCAAATGGTCAGGGGGGCGCTTAGGGGCGTGCAAAACCCCTCAATTAAAATGTCGCTGCCTTCGGTGTAGGTATCGGCCGCCAGGTTGATGGTGGCCCCCTCGGGCAGCTCCTTGGGCAGCAGCGCCAGGGCATAAGACAGCGAACTCACCGCCGAGCTGCCCGTGGCGCCCCCCTTGTCCATGCTGTCCGTGCCGTCGGTGGCGTCCACATAGATCACCGGCGCCCCCCGCACCGCCAAAGGAATCCAAACCGTGTTGGTGGTGTCGTAGGTGATCAGCACCTCCCGGCCCGTGGGGGTGTGCCAGTAGAGATCGCCGTCCGACGGCGACGTGGGCACCGTGGCCCCGGCAGGCACCTCGCCGAGTTCGGCCAGGTTGTCGATATCATGGGCCGGCAGCACCACCGATACGGTTTTGGTGCCGGCGGAAAAATCCACCTTGGACCCGGCGTTGGAAGACGAATACACCGTATCCCGGGACAGGGTGTCCGGGGCGGCGTCGGTCACGGTTCCCAGGCCGATCTCCCACTCGGTGCCGGCCTTAATCCGATAGGTGCAGGTGTTGCCGTCGCCGATGGCGGCCACAAAGGTCCGATACCCGGACACGGCCCCGGCCAGAGAAATGGTGCCGGTGCCCGTGGTGGTGGTGGTCTCGGCCACCATGTCGGCCGTCACCTGGGCGTCCCAGGCCGGTCCGCCGCTCAAACACAGCAGCGCCAGAACCGCCCCTATCCATAAATACCGTCGCTTCATGCTTTCCTCCCTACTGGGTATCGTTGGTTTCCGCAACGCTTGGGTGTTTGTTGGGGTCATAGGCCGCCTCGGCCTGCTCTTTTAGCCCCAGCGATGTCAAAAACGCCGTATACGCCGCATTCGCCCGATCGTTGTTGGCCGTGTAATCCGCGTCTTTGAGGTAAGCCCGGTACAGCATATAGTCCAAAATCGCGTTGGCATAGATATCGTCCAGGGTGATGGTGGCGCCGATGGCGATATCTGCGGGCGCGGCCGAATACACGATCTCCACATACCCGGTGCCGTCATTGGGGGGATAGAGGAAAAACTGCTTGGGGTCCCGCTCGTCAAAACAGAAATGCTGCGCCGTTGCCGCTGCGGTCATGGAGTGCCAGTCCCGCACGCAGTTGTCCAAAATCTTTCGCGGCAGATAGGTAATGGCGTCGCCCGGCGTGGTGCCGTCCGTACCCATATTCCGCGTCACGTCGATCAGTTGAATCCCGGTGTCGGGCAGGGATTGACGGGTCTCAGCGGCGGCCTTGATGGCGGTCCGGGTGGTATACGCATCGGGCTTGCGCATGACGATTTCGCGCTGGCCGTCGTTTAACCACCCCAGCAGCTCAGTGGACGGCCAGCGCACATTGGTGGTGTCCTGGAGAATAATCTCCGCCTTGTCCACAATATTTTGCGCCGTAATGGTAGGCATGATTCTTCATCCCCTATATTTCCCTCCGCTTATCCAAAAAACCGGCGATGGCTGCGCATGTTCACCGCGTCAATCGCCCGCTTGGCCTGCTCCGCCGTCGCGTCGTTGATTTCAGCCTGGCACGCCTCGATAAAGAAAGCCGCCCGGCCGGAATCGCTCCAGGGCATCCCCGGCATGGCGGCCAGCCGCCAACACGCGCCGTTGACAATGGCGTCCTTGTGAAACTGAAACACATAGTCTGGAATCGTCTCAATCGCACCATCACAGGTGAGCACCAGCTCGATGTCTAAATCCACGCAATCCTCCGCATCCCCGTCCATGGCGGGGTACAGCCGAATCTTGCGCGTGTTATACACCAGAAACCCCGTGGGCTCGTCGGCGGTATCGGCCATCCAGCCGGGCTGCCGGGAATCCATCTCGGCGATATCCAGCTTGGAAATGCGGGTTTTGTCCTCAGACAACAGCACATCATCCACAGCCAGAGCCAGGGCGTGAGACGACACCCGGCGGGCCAGGGCGTTGGCGTCAAACCAGATATCCCCGGCGCACGCCGGCTGTTCCTCGATAATCTCCCGCCAGGTGCGGGTCTGCTCAAAAAACTCCGCTAAGGATTCGCGCACGGCCCGCTGCTTTAAAAATTCGGGACAGAACGGCACCAGGGCGGATACCAAATCGCAAAAATCTTCAATACTGGTCTCGATGCTTCCGTAGCTCATCGGCGATCTCCACCTGTTTGGGTTCCCTCACCGCGGCCCCGCACTTGGGGCAGCGGGTCACGTCTTCCCACATCTCGTTATCCTCAACGAATAAAAACCCGCATTTGGGGCAATGCCATACATCCCCGTAGGCGCGTCGGCCCTGCGGTATTCCATATCCTTAAACGCGATCCCCGACGCCTGGCCCCACCAGTCCGGCCGGGCGGAAAACTTATCCACCCAGGAGAACGGGGCGCTCCAGGCCCGGTTTTTGCCGGTGGCGGGCCGGGATTCATACATCACATAATCCAGCTCCGTGGCGGCCAGCCCCTTGTCCTGAAAATCGCCGGCCCGGGCCGATTCCTCGGCCTCTTTTTCGGCGTAAAACTTTTCAGACAGGGCCTTGCCCCGGCCTTCCCACCATTTTAAGGCCACGGCCCGCTGGGCCGCAGACGCAATCACGTTTAAATCTTCGGCCGATTTCACCGGAGACCCGTCCGCATACCCGTAAATCCCGGTGCCGTGAAACAAATACACGCTGGGACCCGGGGTGTTCACCCAGGACCGCAGCACATGCACCACCTTGGGGGTGCCCCCTTTGGGGTTGACGATCAGTTTTTGCATGCTCTCCTCCTTTTTTAGTGTGTGTTATTCCCCGATGGCCTCGCAGAGCAGCGTCACCGCGGGCAGGGCTGTGCCGTTGGGCACCTCAATGAGCTGCCCCATGTCATAGGTGGTATCTGCCACCGTGTTGGGAATCTGCGGGACCCCTTCCACACCCAGGCAGTTCTCCACCAGGGCGCCGTTTTCATTGGCATCCGCAGCCGTGGAGCTGGTGGTAAACCCCTGACAGTAAATTTTGATTTTGTGTTCGTCCTTGTCGTACCGATACTCAAACCCATTGGCCGCCGGCTGATCGATCCTCAACCGCTGAAGCTCCCGCTTCATGCCGAATTGCCCGATGACCGGCAGGGGCACCCCGCCCGTGGCGTAGGTGAGGCTGCCGTCGCCGAACGCAATGGTCGGCAGGCAAACCGTCTTCATCGACCCCGGCATGATATTGATATCATTGGCCGCCAGGGTGATGGTGACATCCGTTGAGGCAAAGGCTGTCATAGCTTTTCTCCTTTAAAAAAGGGGGCGGGCGGAACCCGCCCCGATTGTTATTTCAATGATGACCCGGCCTAAGCCGTTTCAACCATGTCATCCAGGTTGCCGACCACCTCGGGCACCGGTTTGACCAGCAGCATGGGCCGGAAATGCCCGGCCGGGTCGGCCACGGGCTGGGTGGCGATCTCCACCACCACCTCCTGGCCCGGATACAAAATGGTGCCGGCGCCCACCTCGTCATACAGCACCTTGCCTTTGGCTGTGGTGCCCATCAGCAGGTGCCCGGCCGTGGCCGCGGTGCGGTTCGTGTCATCGTTGATGGTGGGGCGAATATCAAAATCCACCACGCCCGGGGTCGTGCCGGCGCAGGTTTCGGAAATCGCCAGCATGGCCCGCACGATCTCGCATTTAAACGGGATCGCAAACACCGCCACGTCCGCGGCGCTCTGGTCCAGATCAATCCCGTCGGTATCGTCGTAATCGACCAGATAGCTCGGGATTAAGGGTATTTCGATGTTAAGCAGCATGATTTTTTTCTCCTTTTTTTATTCTGACGTCTGTCCTTCTGACTTCTGTCTTGTTACGCGCTGGTCACCCGCACGATTTTGGCCTCCCGGTCGTCCGCGCTGTTCCACCAGGTGGCATACGCCATCACCCCATACCAGGCCACGGCCTTGACCCGACCGAAATCGCTGGCATAGTTGGGGTCTGCCAGCAGGTGCGGGGTTTCCACCTCGACCTGGGCAATGGCCTCGTCACCGAACACCACCCCCTCGCCCAGCACCGATCCGGTCCCCACCCCGTTGGACAGGGCCGAGGCATTGGTGGATTCGATCATGCGGATGGACTCCACCTGACCCACCTCGGAGTTGAAGATCACGTCCCCCTTGCGCAGGTACTGGTTCCAGGTCTGGAAATACCGGTCGTCTTTGATGCCCCGCAGGGACTTGGTGGCAAAAACGCCGATATAATGATTCCCCTTGTAAAAAGGCGCGTGAATGGTCGCGGTCATGTAATCCCGAATCGCGGCCAGGTGCGCCACGGTCAGGTTGTGAGTGGCCGTGGTGGAGGGGGTGCCGTCGGTGTCAAAGGTCCCACCGGTCAGGCTGGTGGGCTGAAACGCGATCAGGGCCTCGGCAAAAGCATCCCCCACCGCGTTGTCGATGACGTTTTTCATCTGCTCGATGAGCCTTTTTTGAATGGACTCCCGAGGAGAAAACTTGGAGAGCTGCTCGGACAGGGAGGTATACTGCACCCCCCGGCCCCACTCGCTCACCGTAATGGCCCGGGAACTCCGCTCCATCTGGTCGATGGGAATCCGGTTGGTTTCCGTCAACTGCGCCGTGGTGGGCACGTCCAGGGCTTTGAAAAACTCCAGGGTGACGGTCTCGCCCATTTTTTTGCCGAACCCCTCCACCGGCGTCACGAACTGCGCCATGACAAATTCCAAGGCCGCCTGCTCCAGCAGTCGCTCGGAAAGCGCGTGGCATTTTAAGACCGATCCATCCGCCACGTCATTGGTCCATGTATATTCCATTTTTCAATACTCCTTTTTGTCTTTGTCTTGTTTTACAACACTCGGCGGGCCACCGCTTTTTCATCCCCTGGTAGTGGGTTCGGGTTTGGTCAATGGCCCAGTCCACCTGGGCCTCAAACGCCAACGCCTCCCCCTGATCGTTTACCGTCGGGGCCTTTGACGCAAAGGCGAAAAACACCGGATCGTCCAGTCCGAAATCCTCAGCACTTACCCCCTGATCGGAAAACCGGGCCAAAATTCGGGACCGGACCGCTTCGGGGTCGGGTCCCGGCTCGGGAGGGGGTCCCTCCGGCGGCACAACGCCGCCGGGGGGGTCGTCTGCGGGAGCGGAGGAATGGTCACCCGAAGACGACACATCCGAAGACGACACATCTGTTGGGGTCACCCCCCGGGGCTCGATCTGGTTCACATCCCGGTGGCAATCCGCCCACACCTTGGCGGCCTTATGCTTGTAGTCCGGGTCATATTCATCCAACTCGGAAAGCGCGGCCACCGCCTGCTCATAGCGTTCGGCCACCTTCTGCTCGCGGGCTGCGGCCAATTCCTTGGCGCGGGCCTCCGCCTCGGCCCTTTCCCTGGCCGCCAGCCGCTTTTTGAGGTGGGCGTTTTCCTGGGCCAAGGTGGTCATCTTGGCCTGGGCGTGGGCGTAGGACTTTTCAGCCGCGCCCCAGCTCTTGTGACGCGCCCCCGGGGGCGAAGTATCTGGGGGTGAAGTATCCGCCGAGGGCGGGTTCGTCTCGGGTTCCCCGGAAGGTGAAGTGTCCGCCGAAGGCGGGTTCGTCTCGACCGGGGGCTCCGGCTCAGATTCCTTGTCCACCGGCGGACTCGAATCGGCCGGGGGGTCCGGCTCGGGCAGTCCCCTTTTTTTATGGGTTCCGGCTCGGGCTCCTTGTCCACCGGGGGCGGGTCAGCCTCGACCGGGGATTCCGGCCCAGGCTCCTGGGGCAAAGCAGTCTCCAAAGAGTGGTCCGGGGCCTCCCCTTCATACACACGGCCTGCCTGTTGTTGCATATCAGACAGCTTTCGAAGGCCCGGGTCTTGGGCTTTGCTTACGACTGTGTTGTCCACGTCCATATCTACATCTCCTTTTGCGTAGTCCACCCATCGGTGGGGCTTTAGGGATTGTGTATCAATTCTTTTGCCGCCCGGCGGGCCACATCCCGCTCGGCGTTAAATGCGCGTAAAATTTTTAAGGCCGCCTCAGCCTCGGGGTCCCGCTCCAACAACAGGGTGATTCGGGAAAACAGCACCCCCTCAATTAAATCCACCAGCTTTGCGGCGGCTTTAGATTCCGATACGGCGGAAAATGTCGCCATATCCTTCAACCGGTCAATTTTGGCGTCAGCCTCGGCCCGCTGTTGAAGCGTCCGCTCGTGGTCCACGAGCCGCAGGGTCAGGGGGTCCATGGGACCGCCGGAAATGGGGCTATACGACATGGTTTCCTCCTTGTGGGTTGCCGCCCGGCGCCGGGCCGGGCTCCCGGCCCGGTTGCCCCTCCGGTTGCATGTCCGCCAGGGCCGCCTGCAACATCATTTGTTTTTTGGCGGCGGCGGTTTTCTCGTCCACAATCACCCCTTCGTCGCGCAGGTTGGTCCGCCGCTCGATCCCCCGCAAGGTCTTATAGGGGTCGATATAGGGCTTAAACGTGGGGCTTTCGGCCAGGGGCGCGATAATCGTGGTCAGGGTTTTAAGCACCTCCTGATCCTTCATCAGGGAGGCGACCCCGGACACGCTGAAAGACCCGGACAGCGGGGGGAACCCGCCGGCCTGGGCGGCGCGCAAAAGGGTTTCGGGGGATAAAATATCCTGAAAATCCGCCACCGCCCCGTAGCTCTCAATCACATCCTGGGACGCGGACAAAAGCTCCACGCATCCGGATTCGAGATTGGAGCCCATCAACCCAAAAACCCCCATGCTCTGTTCCAGGTTTTGGGAGGCCTCCCGCGCGGTGATGTCCTTGCGGTACCCCGGCAGACCCTGAACCGCATCGGTCACCATGGAGCCGCGCTGAAAATTCATGTCGTGATACTGCATGTTGGCCAACACCGAGCTGGTCGCGTCGTGGTGCGGAATGGTGCGCACCACCTGCTGCCCGTTGGGGGTGTTTTTCACCAGATACTTTTTGCCGGGCCAGTCCTCCACATCCGTGGGGTCCACCAGCCCGTTGACATTGATTTCAGACGGCGGGTTGACCACCCATTTCATGGCGTCCTCGTGCAGGCACATCAGGTTGCACATGGACTCCCACACCGTGATGATCCCCTCCAGCAGACCCCGGCCGCCATGGGCCAGCAGGTCCGGCATGGGCGACCAGGACACCCCGGGCCAGCGCAGCCGGCGGTAAGATACGGTATGGGGCAGCTCAACCACCCGGCCCCCGGCCACGGTATAGGTGGCCCTGGGCAGCAGCATTTCCCCCCTGGGGGACAGCACCCCGCCCCAAAACTCAGACACCAGAATCATGGTGCGAAAATCGGACCGGCTCCATACCTGGTCCTTTCGCGCCCGCACCGCCTGCTCGGTCATAAACGGATCATCCACATTGACCGGAGACACGGCCTTGGACCGGTCCACCTCAAAGTATTTGCCCGACGCCTCCCCCTCTTTTAAAACATAGTAGTCCAGCCATTCCTGATGAATCCAATACAGCCCCCCCTGAGAATCCCGGGGCGGCGCATCCGGGTCCCGACAGATTTTCCACGGCTCCACCAGGTCATAGGCCAGCCCGCGGCCGGACACATAGGTCGGAATCACCTCCATACCCTGCCCCACGGCCAACCCCATAATGGACGCATCGGTGAATTTGCGCGGCAGGTCCGCGTGCAGCTCGTTGGTCTGGTACTTTAAGACGGTTTTCCAGAAATCCGCGGCCCGCTCGTCTTTTTCATCCCGAATCGTCAAAAAGTCCGGCGAAAACGCTTTTTTAATGGTGGAAGCGCCGTACATCACCGTGGGAAACGGCTTGGAGACCACGATCCGGCTCTGCCAGGTCTCCTTGCGGGAATACGACAGGGGCTCCTTTTCCTTAAAACAGGCCCAGCACTCCGCCTGCACCTGGCGAATCTCCTTGTTGGCGTCATTGGACTGGCGAATGCAGTCGGCGCAAAAATCCACAAAATGCTTTTCGTTTTCGCCGCAGTAGGCCGCAGCCGCCTCCTCGCGCTCGGCCAGCTCCTGGGCGTCATAGGCCGCACCAGCACGGGCCGCCTCCACCCGGCGCTCAAGGTCCGCCCCGGCAGCCAGCAGCTCGTCCATTACATCGGCCGACGGATCATGGTTTAGTATCGGCACCAGACCTCCTTTCGTGGTCATTCCAAACGCGCTGTTCCAGCTTGTCCTGGGTTTCTTTTAACGCCGCAATGACCGCGCGAAACTCGGCTAAAATTTTAACAAACTCAGTCACCTGAACATCCAGCGCGTCAAACGCCGCGTCCCCTTTCTTCAACCGCTTCTCCAGGCTTTCCTGACAGGTGTGCTGTGTGGTCTCCACCTTGTTCATCCGCTGGCCCAGGGCAATGATCGCCGCCGCGTTGTTGTCTAAAGAGGTTCCAAACCGGCGCATCATGTAAAAAAACAACCCCAGGGCCAGGGCCACCAGGCCGTCAATGAGATCCAACCCCCCCCCCTCGAAAAATCGCATCATAGTTTTTCCGGTACGCCTCTGTTACGTGGCCGGGGCGCCAGTCCTCGCTTCTGGATCGGCACCAGGGCTTGCAGTTTGATGGATCGGGCGCTCCGTTCCACCCGTTTTCACAAACGGTTTCCGCGCCGCAGTCGCTACATTTAAAAATTTCGCGGTGGCGTTTTGCATGCGGACCGCCCCGGCGCATCTCCCAATAACGCCCGTATTTTCCGTAATCTCTAATCATCAAACCCCCCCACCCGCCCGCCGATGCCCGGCCATGGCGTAGCTCATGGCCCGGGACATGCGGTCTTTCTGGGATATTTTTTTCAGTTCGTCATAGGGCAGGGCCGCGTCAAACGGAAACAGGATCGCAACCCCGTAAAGCAGGGCGTCGCCCACGTGGGAAAACTGATTCTTGACGGGCGCGGACCCGGCCGCATTGCCGGTATTATCCACCTTCCAGAACCACCCCCCGTTTAACGCCCGGTGCAGAAACCGGGCCGAGCGGGAAAGTTGAATCAGGGGCTGACCATCCAGGGCGTTTCGGTTGAATGCGGTGATGGCCGGATCAATCCGGGCCGGCCACCGGGTGGGACCGGGTTCAAAATTCCCCCCTAAAAGCTCATAAATCACATTGGCCGTGGTCTGGTTGACCGTGGACTGGTCCGGGGTCTGCATGGAGGGGTCGCCGATGTCGCGCCAGGTAAAAATCTTGTCCTTATACTTGGAGGACGCCAGCAGCGGCTTGATGTCGTTTTCAATCAACTCCCGCACCCCCACCCCCTCCCGATACACCACATCATGAATCACCAGGCGGTGCGGGGGCAGCAGTTGGCCGATCAGGCAGGCGGGATGGTGGTAGGCGTCCCAAAGCCTCACCCCGGTGGCATCCGGGGTCACGGGCAGCTCAATGTCCTGCAGGTAATGCCGCTGGGGGGAATAGGTGGAAACCACGGCGGACCCCAGCCGGACCGGAGCGGCCCGACCCTCGACGTAGCGGGCGAACTTGCCGGGGTCCGACTGGAACGCCGCGGCATTGGCGGCTCGGGACAAATCCGACAGGTGCCGATTTTCCCCCACGGGAATGCGAAAACACGCCTTGATGATCTCCGCCCCGGTCTTGGGGTCCCGATAAAACACCCGGGGCGCCCAAAACACCTCCTCGGTCCAGTGGTCCTCGTCCGCGGGGTTCTGGGTGATTTGCACCCGCATGATGGTATTTTTTTGCCGGGCCGCCCGGGCCACGGCCATATCAAACACCCCCCGAGGCAGGCCCGCATTCACCCGGGCGATAATGGGGGCCGGTTCCTCCAGCCAGATAATCGCATACTGTGGGCCTTGCAGTTTAGACAGGGCCGCCGGGTCGTCGATTCCAAACAGGTCCATCTCCACCTTGGGCTGGGAATGGATAATCATCTTTTTAAAGTCATCTTTAAACTCGACAAAATCCCCAAAAATCTCCTTGATGTCCGGCGCGGTGGATATTTTGATGTTCTGGTGGGTGTCTCGGATCAGGGCGCCGCGAATGTCCCGGCCGCAGCGCAGGGCGTGCCGCACCGGGCCGAACGCGCCGGCATAGGTTTTTCCTTCACCCATCGGCCCGATCAGCACCACGATGTGGGCGTCAGATTCCACAAACGCCTCCTGGGTGGGACCGGGATCAAAAACCAGATCGCGCTTGGATAGCGTCATGGGTCCCCCCCGTCATGCACCAGCCGCAGCCGGGCCGGAGCGTCATCGTTTTTATCGGAACGCCCCGCCTCGGTGCGGGAGAGAAACACAATCCGCCCCTTGGTGTCATCGTCCAGCAGCCCGGCCTTGGACAGTTTAAGGTCGATGATGGACACCGCGGCCCGCATGGCCCGCAACCGCTGGTCCTGCTCCCGGGCGTCGGCCTGGACCATGGAGAGGCACTCGGAGATGATTTCCTTGATTTGGTCGGTGGGGTTTTGGACCTCGGCCAACAGAAGGGATCGCCAGTATTCCATTTTTTCGGCGATTTGAGCGGCGGCCTCGGCGATGCGCCGGGCCTGGGGGACCGATGCCTCCATGGCCCAGGCGTAGGCCAACGCCTCCATAGCCTCCAGGGCCTTTAGGTCTTCGGGGACAACGCGGTCGACGTGGTCGGAAATGATTTGAAACGCCTTGCCGCCGGCCTCGGCCTTCAGCCGGGATAGATATCGACCCACCGTGGCGTCGGAGACGGCGGCGCGGTGCTGATCACGCAAAACGCCGGCAATGGCGGCCCGGGTGGTGATCCCGGATACCACCAGGTCTTGAACCACCTCGGAAAGGCCCAGCCGTTCGATTTTTGAAAGCCGTTGCCCCATGTTGCCCCGCTTAAAAAAAATTTTTCACATTAAGCGGTAACAATCTACCACGGGTTTTGAGGGCTAAATTAAGAAGGGAAAAAGTGAACTGCTGGGAAACGCTGTGAAACGCTGTGAAACCCAGGGAAACCCAAGACTATTGTTTTTTGTTGTTGACACATATTAAGGGGTTGTTTTTATTGCGTTTTTAAAGGCGGGGGCTCAAGACTTTTTTTGTGAATATACCCACAAAAAAAATAAGCCTTTGTTTTTGCTTTGTTTTTATGGGTGTAGTTTTGGGATTATTCTATTTAATATTTCACCGCCATCCTCAAACGCCGATAAAATGCCAGGCGGGAGCGCAAAGAGGCCGCCGCCAGGGGGTGATCATCCGCATACTCCAGCACGGTTCCCTTGGGCCGCACGCGCCGGGCCAGATGGGTGGCGACATCAAAAGAAGAAAACGGGGCCGCCACCACGGCGACATCCGCCTCGATTGAGGGCAGGCCGGCCAAAGACTTGGCGGTCACAAGCACCACCTGCACCTCGTCTTTTAAAAAACCGGCGCAGACCCGGCCCGCCTCCGGGGCCGAAGTATTTCCGGTCACCAGCTCCGCGGCCCGATAGTTTTTCATCAACAGCGCCTGGATTTCCTGAAGGTGGCGAATCCGCGGCCCCACCACCAGAACCCGGGAGCCCTCCCCGATGGCGCCCAAAATATCCATAAACACCCGGCGGGTCCGAACCGCATCAGCGCAGATCGTCCCCACCACGCCATCATACCCCTCTGCCTCGGGGGAGCACCCGGACGGGGAAACCACCACCAGAACCGGCGGTCCCGAGGCGTCGACCTCGGGCGCGGTCATGGTGAACCGCCCAAGAAACAACCGCATCAGGCCGGTCAAATTATCCCGCCTTCGGGTCTGGGTGGCGATACCCATAAGATATTTCGCGGGGATGTTCCAGGCCAGTTGAAAAAATATCTTGATGTTGGCCAGGTCACAGTAGTCGATAACTAAAAACCCCACGGACTTTTTAAAATGGGGAACAAACTGATATAACGACCGGTCGATGCCGACCGTGATGGGCGCGTCAATGGTTTTCTCGCCATCCCCCACCAGGCCGATATCCGACTCGGGAAGATCAAGGGTTTCAAGAATCATTTTTTTCCAGGCGTGAAGCTGCCAGCGTCGCTTCACCACGACCAGGGTGCGCTGACCGTGAGCGGCGATCAAGTGCGCGGCCACCCGTTTATCATCATCTTCCCCCTGACCCCCTGCAAAAATTTTGTATCGTTTTTCACTTAAAGCCAAAACCACCCGCGCCAGGGGGGCCGACAGGGGCTGCCGGGGGGCCGGAATAGACGGCAGGGGGCGACCGGCGCATTGATCGACGAACTCCACCGGTATCCGCCGGCGGTGAAACACATCCAAAACCCCGCGCAGATCCCCCTTGGGCAGGGCCAGCACATTATCCTTGATCCACCAGGCTTTCAGGTATTCATCCGGCAGGGGCAGGCCCGCCTTTTTCGCCAGGGCATACCCCGGATTTTTAAAGGTGGCCATGGCGCACAGCGCATCGCACAGCGCATTGGGAATTTTGTCGAGAGGAATAAACGCGGCGGCACCCACCACAACCGGGACCGGCTCCCCCTCAAAGGGGGAATGAAACAAAACCTCCGCCTCCTCCTTTTCGGGTGGAGGGGGCTCCTTAAACCTTAAAAGTTCCGCGTTGCTGCTCATGGGCGACCTCCTTTGATAATCCATAAATATTAAGGGGTTAATGAAGAAAACACCCCGAAAACCCACCCGCGCCGGAACGCCGCCGGAACGCCGGCGGAACACCTTTTTTTAAATAAAATCAACTAATAAGACTGTTTTTGGGGCAAAGTTCCGGCGTTCCGCCGGGAAGAGAGAGAGAAAAACTTTTAAATTAAAAAAAGAAAAAATTTTCGCCACAAAAAATGTTCTCTCTCTTCGTCGAAAATGGCGGAACGCCGGAACACCGGGCTTTTTTTCCTTAAGGAAAAAAAGCCCGG